GTGCTATTCTTGCAATCAAAGGCGCACTAGCAAGAGACTTGCTTGCAAAAATTCATATGTCATATGAAGCATTGCCTCCTTGGTTACAACAAGGTATCAAAGAATGGAACAAAGGTTCTATTGTATTAGAGAACGACAGTAAAATTATTGCATCATCAACTTCATCAAGTGCAGTCAGAGGTGGATCATATAACTTAGTATTTCTAGATGAGTTTGCATTTGTTCCTTTTAATCTTGCAGAAGATTTCTTTCGCTCAGTTTATCCTACTATCACTTCTGGTAAAAACACAAAAGTTATGGTTGTATCTACACCGAATGGTATGAACCACTTCTATAAGATGTGGGTAGATGCTGAAGAGAAGCGAAGTAATTATGCGACTATTGAAGTTGAATGGAATGACATACCAGGTCGAGGTGCAAGGTTTAGAGAAGAAACAATTAAGAATACGTCACAAGAACAGTGGCAACAAGAATTTGAGTGTCAGTTCTTAGGGTCAAGCAATACGCTTATTAATCCTAATGCACTAAGAAATATGGCATATAAACAACCAGAGTACAATAAAGAGGGCGTTACGGTCTATGAGAAAGCACAAGAAGGTAATACATATGTTACTACAGTTGATGTCTCAAGAGGCGTAGGAATCGATTACAGCGCATTTGTAGTCTTTGATGTCACTAAGATGCCTTTCAAAGTTGTATGTAAGTATAAGAGCAATGATATATCTCCATTGATGTATCCAACAATAATTAACAGAATGTGTACGCACTATAATAATGCATATATCTTAGTAGAGATAAATGATATAGGTCAACAAGTCGCGGATATTCTAAATAATGATATAGAATACGAAAATCTACTGTCTACCACATGGAAAGGTAGAAGTGGACAAGTTTTAGGTGGGGGTTTTGGTGGTGGTACCACATTAGGTGCTAGAACTACAGGTCAATTAAAAAGACTTGGATGTAGCAATCTCAAAAACCTTATCGAAGAGAATAAGTTGATAATTCAAGATTTCGATATTATCAACGAACTATCTACTTTTGTAGCAAGAAAAGGTTCTTTCGAAGCAGAAGAAGGTAGTCACGATGATTTAGCAATGTGTTTGGTGATGTTTGCATGGTTAGGTGGACAACCGTATTTCAAAGAATTAACTGAGAATGATATACGTCAGAAATTATATAAAGAGAAGATGCAAGCGATAGAAGATGAATTAACACCTTTTGGATTTATTAACAATGATGTCAATGAAGGTTCAGAGACATTTGTAGATTCCGAGGGAGATAGATGGGTTGTAGTCGAAAGTAGCAGTTGGTAAACTTATAAATATTAACGTAAATGACTAAGACCTTTGATACAAATATACGGGAGTAAATAACATGGCATTTCAACTTTCACCAGGCGTTCTAGTTCGTGAAGTGGACTTGACACAGGTTGTGCCAGCAGTAGCAACCTCTCCAGGTGCATTCGCTGGAGCATTCCAGTGGGGACCTGTTGACGAAGTAATCAACATCTCATCAGAAAATGAATTGGTATCCGTTTTCGGTGAACCAAATGCTGAGACATATGAATACTTCTTTACTGCGGCAAACTTCTTGTCGTACGGTTCAAACCTTCAAGTAATAAGAGCAACAACTGGAAATCTTAACGCCGCACAAGACGGTTCTGGATTTCTAATTAAAAACGATACCCACTATACATCACTCGGTGCAAGCGCAGTAGCAACTGGCGTTGGCGATTGGGCGGCGAAATATCCGGGTACATTGGGTAACTCACTACGAGTTTCTTTATGTCAAAGCGCAAATGCGTTCACGCAAGCGTCAGTGACAACCACCACAGCAAGCACTGCATCAGGATCAACAACTATGGTTGTCGTTTCTGCATCAGCAATCTCTGTTGGTGACATTGTAACTTTTGCAGGTCATACTACAGAGTATGAAGTTTCTGCAATCAATACAAATACACTCACTATCAACGAAAAGGGTAAGACTACTGGTCTTACAGTAGCAGTAGATGGTTCGGGTTCTGCAGTTGCAGTCACAGTTAAGTGGCAGTATCACGCAGAGTTTGATGGTCCTCCGGGAACATCAGCACAAGCAACTGCTAGAGGCGGTGCTAATGATGAAGTTCATGTCATCGTAGTCGATGAAGATGGCGACATTAGTGGTACAGCAGGAACAGTTCTTGAGAAGTTCTCTAGTCTTTCAGTAGCATCTGATGCTAAGAAAGCAGATGGAACAATAAACTATTATGTGGAACACATTAACGCATACTCTAGATATATCTGGTGGGGTGATAATTGGTCACAACTAGACGCAGATGTAGGTAATGCTACAACAGGTTTGTTGAGTAACACATTCTCACACACATCTAGACTACCTAGTTATGCATCACTCGCTGGTGGTACTAGCGATAATGCACCAACAGATGGTGAATTAATGACAGCATATGCAAATTTTGCAAACGATGAGTTGTACGATGTATCACTTATCCCAACTGGACCTGCTTCAGGCACAGTAGCAAAGTATGTTGTAGATAGCGTAGCAGAAGTAAGAAAAGACTGTATGGTATTCTTATCACCAGAACTTGCTGATGCACAAGGTACAACACCTGCCGCTGACATTGTAGACTTTAGAAGCGTTGCCGCTAATATCAACTCTTCATTCGCAGTAATGGATAGTGGTTGGAAGTATCAGTACGATAGATACAGTGATGTATATCGTTGGGTACCTCTGAACGGTGATGTTGCTGGATGTTGTGTAAGAACAGACTTAGTAGCAGACCCATTCTTCTCACCTGCTGGTTTCAACCGCGGGCAGATTAAGAATGCTGTTAAAGTAGCGTTTTCACCTGACAAAGCAGATAGAGATACCCTCTATAAGAAACAAGTAAATCCAGTCGTAGCATTCCCTGGACAAGGCGTGACCTTGTTTGGTGATAAGACGATGTTGACTTCACCAAGTGCATTTGATAGAATTAACGTCAGACGTTTGTTTATCGTACTTGAAAAAGCAATCGCAACTGCCGCAAAGTTTCAGTTGTTTGAATTCAACGATACTTTCACTAGAGCAAACTTTAGAAATCTAGTCGAACCGTTCTTGAGAGATATTCAAGGTCGTAGAGGCATCTTTGATTTCAAGGTAGTTTGTGACGAAACTAACAATACTCCTGCAGTCATTGACGCAAACGAGTTTAGAGCAGATATCTTTATTAAACCTGCAAGGTCTATTAACTTTATTACGCTTACATTCGTAGCAACAAGAACAGGTATCAGTTTCGAAGAGACTGGTGTTTAAGGGATAAATAGGAAGATAATAGGAGCATAATAAAATGGCAACAATTTCAGACTTTAAGTCCCGTATGATTGGTGGGGGTGCGAGAGCAAACCAGTTTAGGTGTACACTAACTTTTCCTGAGTATGTCTCAGGAGCGGTTGCTGGTGTAGCAGGTAGAGATGCAGAGTTTCTTTGCAGAGGTGCCGCACTTCCTGGTTCGACAATCGGTAACACACCTGTCAACTATAGGGGACGTGTAGTAAACTTTGGTGGAGAGAGAACTTTCACACCATGGACTGTCACTGTATACAATGACACATCTTTTGCAATTCGTGATGCATTAGAAATCTGGCAAAATGGTATTAACAACGTAGTAACAAATAGAGGTAGGGTCCTGCCTAGCGAATATCTAGTTGATTTACGAGTTGACCATATGGACAGAAATGATGACGTACTAAAGTCATACATAATTAAAGACGCATATCCAACCAACATTGGTGAGATTGCTCTTGACTTTGGTACAAACGATGCAATCGCAGAGTTTACTTGTGAATTTACATATCAGTTCTTTGAAAGCATTGGTGGTCGTTTCGGTGGTAATGTAACCGCTGATACTACTGCTTAATACTTTTATAAGTACTAATATAATATGAACTTAGTGGAGACAACATGGCAGTAAATTTATTTGGATTCGAAATTAGTCGTTCTGGAGAACAGAAGAATGCACAGGACATCATTCTTCCGTCTCCAGATGACGGCGTACAAACCGTTTCTGGCGGCGCGTACGGAACATTTGTCAATCAAGATTTTTCGTCTAAGAATGAACACGACTTAATTAAGAAGTATCGTGAGATTTCTATGCATCCTGAATGCGAGGCGGCAATCGATGATATCATTAATGAAGCAATCGTTGCAGATGATGATAAACAGGTTGACCTTATACTTGACGATGTTCAGGTTTCAGATTCCATCAAAAAGAAAATAAGAGATGAGTTTAAGTATACGCTGAGACTGCTTGATTTTAACAAGCGGTCACACGAACTATTTAAGCGATGGTATATCGATGGTAGACTGTATTTTCATAAAGTTGTAGATACAAAAAATCAAAAAGAAGGTATACAAAAATTAAGAATTATAGACCCACGCTCAATCAAGTTTGTTCGCGAAGTCAAAAAAGACGATAAGCAAGAAATCACAAAAGGCGTAGGTTCTATTAAAAGCATAAAAGAATACTTTTTGTATTCTGAAGGTCAAGTTTTAGGTAACATCTCTCAGATGCAATCTAATAAATCAGTTGCACTTACTAAAGATAGT